CAAAAGTGTGATTGAAGCCCTGGGGCTCAAGGAAGGTGCTACAGAGGCGGAAATCACAGGCACTATCATGGCAATGAAGCAGTCATATAGCACAGTAGAACAGTTAACGTCTGAGCTAACCGTAATTAAAAACAAAATGTCTGAAAAGGAGGCGGCAGAGGCAGTGGAAAACGCCATGCAGAGCGGTAAAATAACCCCCGCACAGAAAGATTGGGCAACAGATTATGCAAAAAGAGACCTTGCGGGATTTCAGGTCTTTGTATCGAAGGCTCCCGTAATAGTGCAGAAGAGCAAGGTTGCAGGCAATGAAAAACCCGCTGACGGCGCTCTTGATGCAACACAGCTTGAGATTAACAAGCAGTGCGGCATTGACCTTGAGACCTTCAAAAAATACAGCGTAAAGGAGGTATAACATGGCTTTATCAGCAGACAAACAAATAGAATACACGGAAGGGGTTGACCTTTCCATACCCGTTGACGACGGGGACAAGATTTATGCGGGCGCTATAGTCTGCGTAAATGCAGCAGGTTATGCCGTAGTCGGGGCGGACACCGCAGGGCTCATCTTTATGGGCATTGCCCGTGAGCAGGCGGATAATTCGTCTGGCGCAGACGGCGCAATCAATGTGACAGTCAGGCGCAGGGGGCTGTTCAAGATGAAACTCGCCAACGCTATCACCATAGCCAACGTAGGCGATAATGTTTTTATCGCCGATGATGAATCGGTAGACCTTGCAGGAAATGTAACCAATGATATCTTCGTGGGCATTATCGCAAGCTATATCGACACAACCCATGCATGGGTAGATATCGAACCTGCCATCAGGCAGGCGGACGTGGCCACTCATATTGCCGACACAAGCGGGGCGCATGCGGCCTCCGCAATCAGCATAGCGGATGCGGGCAAATTTACCTCCCAGACAGAAGTTGAAGCAGCGTTGCAGGAGATATACCGGAATGAACTGACCGCAAAGGGCATTATCAATATTCCTACACCGACATTCAGCGCAGCAGGCGTTGCCCTTGCCGCATTCGTAGACGGCGCAAGTGATGTGCCGGGATACTGCGTAACGGCCAAAGGGCTTGGCATCAGATGGAACAACCATGCCGCTCCTCTTGCAGTGGGCGCAAAAGTTATAGTTCCCCCCGATGCGGATGTAACAGCAAATATGGTACTGCATATCCTTGCCGCAAAGACAGGGGCAACCGGTGCAGACGCGACAAAGTTCACCGTTGCGGCATACAACAACGATGTGGGCGCGCTTTATGATGCCGACGATAACTTTGGCGGCGACACAAGCGCCATGACCGGCGATGCGGTTGCAAAGACTGTCCAGGAAGTAACGTTGACCCTTGCGCTGGCAAATCTGACGGCCTACCCTGCGGCAATAGAGCTGACCATTAAGCCTAAAGACGGTACGCTCGGCACCGATGATGTGATAATGCTGGCACAGTGGATAGAGTACAAGAAGAAACTCTTGACAGCATAAATTAGAGGATCGGGGACACACCTCATGCGAAAAAGTGAGGAGTGCCCCCGCAATTAAAAAAGGAGGATTAGACAATGATTATCAACCAGGCAGCATTAACAGGGATATACAGAACATTCAGCGCGATTTTCAATCAGGCATTGGAGGCGGTGTCCCCCATGTGGCCGACCGTGGCCATGCAGGTACCATCTACGGGCAGGAGCGTGGACTATAAATGGCTCGGCAACTTCCCCATGATGAGGGAATGGTTGGGCGACAGGGTAATAAAAGACCTCTCCGCATACCACTACGAGATCACAAACAAGGACTATGAATCCACCATCGAAGTAGACAGGAACGACATCGAGGATGACCAGATCGGCGTATATACGCCCATGATTCAGGGTCTTGCTCAGGCGGCAAAGGAGCACCCGGATTATCTCGTCTTTTCGCTGCTCGCCGCCGGATTTACAACAACCTGCTTCGACGGACAGTATTTCTTCGACACAGACCACCCTGTGGGCGCATCCACCCAGAGCAACTACGGCGGCGGGGCATCAAACGCATGGTATCTGATGGATTTGAGCAAACCCGTCAAACCCATTATTCTACAAATACGCAAACAGCCGGAATTTGTGTCGATGGACAAACCAGACGACGAAAACGCTTTCATGCGTAAGAAATATCGCTACGGCGTAGACGACAGAAAGAATGTCGGTTATGGCCTCTGGCAGCTTGCATATGGTTCTAAGCAGACTCTGAATAGCACGTACTATGCATCTGCCCGTGCCGCTATGATGGGATTTACCAAAGAGGATAATGTAACACCTCTAAATATCAGACCGACGCATCTTGTTGTAGGACCGTCGAATGAGGCGGCAGGGAAACAGCTCGTTGAGGCGCAGTTTGATTCATCAGGCGCAAGTAACATCTGGTATAACTCGGCAAAACTTGTGGTTGTACCCTATCTGACATAGCATATCAGTTGAGCATGGTGGGCAGGTTAACTTAGCCTGCCCACTTTAAAAGGAGGTAGAATGAAACTACTGGTTAAATCTAAACCCGAATTATTTTACCGAGCGAAGATGCAATTTACCAGACAACCCGTGACTGTTGACGTAGACGCTGATACCGCAACGGTGCTGATGAATGAAAACATGCTTGTTGTTGATGTCATTAAAGAACCTGAACCGCAGAATGATGTTATTGTGGAGCCACAAAAAGATATTGAAGTAAAAACCATGCCGGTAACTCCCAATCCCCCTGCTGCTGCAAAGATAAAAATACAAACAAATACTGGTAAGAAGGTAAAGAAAAAATGAACGACGAAACAGTGTTTCGGATTTCAATGGCGACAGCAACAAGCGTAGGTGTTGCGGTATTATCACTTATTATCACTGTGTTGTTATTCTGGGTGGGGGGATTGTCCACAAAAGTATCTACACACGCCGAAGATATCGCCAGCCTGAAACAATGTATTATCAGTATAAATAGCTCCACAAACCGCATCGAGACTGATGTAAGAGAGATACGAAGTAAAATAGAAGGCATCAGCGAAAAGCAATGGGATCATTTCAAAATCAGCAGAGACAATGATACGAGACTCAAGGGGGGGCATTAGCAATGAATAGTAATTACGAGCGGGCTTTTAATATGCTCTGTCAGTATGAGGGATTCACGTCCGATTTGAAGGGTGACGCCGGCGGGTATACCATATGGGGTATTACCGAAAGATGGTACCCAAAGGACGTTGAGGCTATGATGGTTATGACCCCGCAAAGCTCGAAAGAATATGCAAAAGCATTCTATAAACGGGAATTCTGGGATAAAGCGGGATGTGATAACCTGCCGTTGCCCATTGATATTATCACATTTGACACGGCGGTGAATTGTGGCCTGCACGCTGCAAAAAAAATGCTTGTCGAATCAAAAAATGACTGGAAGGACTATATCTACCGTCGGTTATTTTATTACTCCATACTGGTTAAAGAAAAACCTGACCAGCTAAAATTTTTAAGAGGCTGGCTTAATAGATGTCTATCGTTGTGGATGCAGTTTAAAGATATATCTACCGTGCAGGCAGGAGGTTAAGTATGTTTGAATGGATCAATGCAAACTGGCAGGGCATAGCGCTTGTGTTTTTTATTCTTTATTCTGTGGCCTCTGAGGCAATCGGCATCAGCAACCTCAAAGAAAACGCCGTTATACAGGTTATTATCAGGATACTCGGCAGACTTTGCGGGAGGGTTTAAATGGATATTATAGGGACTGTATTATCTGGCGGCATTAAACCCATATTTGAGGGGATTGGCAGCCTTGCAAAAGATATTCGCCAGGCGATAACCGGCGAAATATCCCCTGAAAAAAAGGCAGAGATTGAACAGCGCGCTATGGAAATAGAATATGCAGCAACTAAGGCACAGACAGATATTAATCTTGAAGAGGCAAAAAACCCGAATTTGTTTGTGTCGGGATGGAGGCCGTTTGTTGGTTGGATATGCGGGCTTTCTCTCGGATGGCAGTTTATCGGCAACCCAATATTTGAGTGGGTTGTAAAACTTGCTGGGAAGAATATTGCCGCCCCTAACATTGATACCGGAAGCCTGATAACAGTACTTTTTGCCATGCTTGGACTGGGTGGATTAAGAACCTATGAAAAGGTAAAAAATATACAGGAGAACCACTAATGGCATACTCCACACAAACAGACATAGAAAAGATGTTACCCGCCAGTGACGTAGTTGATTTGACTGATGATGAGGGAACAGGTGCGCAGGTCGCAGCGAGGGTATCCGAGGCAATAACTCAGGCGGACGCTGAGATTGACAGTTATTGCGGGGGAAGATACTCCGTGCCCTTCGTCGCTGTCCCCGATATTATCAAAAAATGTTCCGTTGATATCGCCATATACAACCTGTATTCCAGAAGGATTGAAACTATCCCCGCAACCCGCTCAGAGCGGTACAAAAATGCCATCAGACAACTGGAAGGTATAGCAAAAGGCACAATATCCATAGGTGAAACTCCTGAGCCCACAGCGTCAACAGGGGCATCATACGCCGAATGCAACAAGACGGAAAGTGACAGGATATTTACTATGGCAAAGATGAGAGGCTTTTAATGGCAACCATAGCGGATATCGAAGACGACATCATAGCCACAATAGCAGCGTTGAAAGACGAAGACGAAAACAAAATCTTCCGTCTCGTTGAATCTCTGGGCAGGAAAAAGCCGCCTGTTACGCTGAATTATCCTGCCTGTTTTGTCTATTTTGCGGGTGATACAAATACAGGCAGCAAGCCAAGACCGGTTTACTGGACAGAATATGAATGCTTGGTGTCCGTTAAAAATCTATCATCAGAGAAAACAGCGGCAAACAGCATATATTCACTGATTGATACCGTAAGGGACGCTATAGAAGGCAGTCAGCTTAAAAATAACGACATTGAACCATTCGTATGTATGTCCAGGGAATTAGTAGACTATGCAGACGGCGTAATAAGCTATGTGGTGAAATTCAGAACCCGGCACTATCTCGACGTGCCGACATAAATAAGGAGGATAGACAGATGGACAGGCAACCAGGTTCATATAAGGTAGCAAAAGGCAATTTACAAAAAGAGAATCTAAACGATGAGGCTATGGCTGAACGGCTCGGAAAAAAATGCACAAAACAGGAAGATCCAGAAACATTGGGGACGCCCGTAACAGGCATGGACAGACAGCCTGGCACATATCGTTATGATATTAATAAACAAGATTTTGTGCCAAACACTACAGAAAAGGAGGAATAAATAATGAGCCTTGAAGAAAAACAATTAATTCTGGCTAAGGTAGAGACAGCATATGGAAGTGACCCAACACCTACTGTGTCTGCAAACGCTCTTCTTGTTGGAAAAGTCAACATCGAAATCGTTGATGCAAGCAGGGAAAGAAAAGTTATGCTGCCATATTTTGGCTCGCTTCAGAAAGTGCCTCTCGGTGAAGGTGTAAAAATATCATTCCCTGTAGAAGTCAGAGGCTCTGGCACGGCAACAACACCGCCGAGAATAGCTGCGTTGCTTCGTGCAGCCAACCTCACAGAATCAATCGGTGGCTCATACGTTGATTATGACCCCAACAGCTCAACAGATGGTGAATCCTGCACAATATATTTCTACCAGGACGGCATACTCTGGAAGGTGCTCGGATGCATGGCGGAAAGCATCAAGCTATCCGCAAAAGCGAATGAAATTGCAACCCTTGAATTTTCATTATTGGGACTATGGGGAGGAAAGGCAAGCATAACAGATGTGTCGTTCCCATCCCCGACATATGAGGCCACAAGCGTTAAACCGCCGATATTCAACAGTGCGACATTCACGGTGCATTCATACGCAGGGATAATAAGCAATTTTGAGGTAACAATCAAAAATAAAATTGCAAAAAGATTATCTGCAAACTCGACCAACGGCATACTGCGCTATAGCATTGTAGGGCGTGACGTTGAGGGAAGCATCGACCCTGAACTGGTTGCGCTCTCATCGTTTAATCCTTTTGACCTCTGGGAAGACGGAGATGCAGGGACAATCACGGCAACAATCGGGTCTGCTGCGGGCAATCAGTTTGTAATTACATTGAGCAACACGGTATTGACTCCGCCGAAACTTGGAGGCAGAGAAGGTATGGCAACGTACGCCCTGGCATTTACCGCGCATCCGACATTAAGCGCCGGCAACGGGGAAATCAAAATAAGACAAAGCTGATTATAAAACCGTTCAAGGTTCAAGGTTCAAGGTTCAACGTTGAACATAGAACATAGAAAAAGGGAGGACAAAATGAGGGATTTAGATGTATCAGCAACAAATAAAATAGTAATAAGCGATGCCCGATCGGGCACTGAAATAGAACTGTATTACCGCAACCCGACCACCCAGGAAGAGGTTGAATATCAGTCAAAGCTCTACAAAAGGAAAGGTAATAAGCTGATATTGAACCCAAAGGTAAAGGTTGATCTCGGTCTGGCCATACTCACAGGTTTCCGGGAAGGGGATTTCGGGGTTGCCGGCAGGCCCATATCATCCGATATGAAAAGCCCGAACTACCGCGAGGATTGGCGGGAATTGCTCGGACGTATGGCGGTAGACATTATATCGACATTTGCAACAGTTGTGTATGAAGGGGCGCGTGTTGCGTCCGATACGGATGTGGAGATAGAAACGGCAATTGAGGAGGATATCCTCCCTTTGGCGAGGAGCTAAGGAGGCTTGCCGCCAGATGCACTCCAGAGAAACGAAAAAAATGCATGGAAACATCAGGCGAGCTTCTTGCCGCAAAATGCGCTCAATGCGACGGGAGTGTCCCATATGAACCGAGTGAATGGTTCGGGCATATCTGGTACATCTATAGGCTCCAACGTGCGGGTTATCCCTTTGGAGCGAATGATTTGTCAGTGGAAGAGTGGATGGATATGGGGGTGCTTGCAGATGAAATGGAGAGGATGGAACGGTGCGTCACCACGCCCTTAACGAGATAACAGCGATGGCACATATAAGGATGCCCGATATAACATCGGATACAACAAAAAACCCTGCGGCGGCGATAAACAGACCGACGGTGAGGAAACCTTTTAAGAGTGCGACGAGTGTTATGAATATCATAGAAAAGAGTATAGCACATATATGAACTCTGTCAATATAGTCATACAGGCCGATAATAAGGGGGCATTGTCCGTGTTTCAGCAGACCGAATCGGGGATGAAATCCTTACGATCATCAGCCGAGCGGCTTACATCGGCAATCCCTGCATTGAACGGCGGGTTCCGGAGCCTGATAACAAGCCTGTCGTCGCTGTATGCATCATTTAAGGCGTTTGAAACGCTGAAGGACGCGGCGACGCTTGCCGCCAGGGTGGAAACACTCGGCATCGTCATGCAGACCGTAGGGAAAAACGCCGGGTATAGCAAGGCAGAGGTGGAAAGTTATGCCGAGGGCGTCAGAAAGATGGGCATAACCACTCAGGAGTCAGAACAATCGATTATCCGCATGATGCAGGCACACCTTGATCTGACAAAATCTCAAGAGCTGGCCCGTGTCGCCCAGGATGCTGCGGTGATAGGAAATATCAATTCATCGGAGGCGTTACAGAGGCTGATGCACGGCATCACCACGCTTCAACCGGAAATATTGCGCACCGTCGGCGTTACCGTTGAGTTTGAGTCTGCGTACAGGAAATTTGCAACAGCAGCCGGGAGGACGGTGGAATCGCTGTCGTCTCAAGAAAAGCAGCAGATCGCATTGAATCTCGTTTTGGAACGGGGGAAGGATATTGCCGGTTCCTATGAAGCGGATATGGGGACAGTCGGCAAACTCATGACATCCCTCCCACGGTTTATCGAAGAGATAAAACTCAAATTCGGAGAATTATTCACCCCTGCCCTGGGCATTATAATTGAAGGATTTGTCGATAAACTCAAATCATGGGAACGAACACTTGCTGAATTAAAGGCATCGGGCGATCTCGCCCGGTGGGCGGATAATATCAAAACTGCGTTTGCCGTGGCTGTCGGATCAATTGAGAATCTCTGGACGGCAGGCAAAATAACCATATCAGTGATAGGTGAGCTAAAAGAAATACTGATTGCCGCTTCTATCGCTATGGGATCATATTTCGTACTTCAAACCCTCACGTCGGTTGCGGCTGCGGCAAAATTAACAGCGCAGATAAAAGAGCTGATTGTACTAACCGAGATATTGGCATACAGGTCATTTACAGCGTTAGCTACGCCCGCCGGTATTATCGCTGCTGCCCT